CTGCTTCGTATATCCCCAATGATTACAACCAAACCAGTTCAGGGTGTGGCGGTTGAGCCGCGATTAGAAACGGCTGTGCGTGATAGCGCCGGGTCTTATGGTGATGACGTTGCAGAATGGGCTTTGCGGGTTTTAAACGTTGAGGTAATGGGTTGGCAGCGTCATATTTTGCGCCAGCTGTTGAGTTATGACGCTAAGGGCCGTTGGTGCAACCATAAGGCGCTTGTCAGCGTGGCCCGGCAAAACGGTAAAACCGTGCTAATGAAAAGCGTTTTGGGTTGGTATTTGTCTCAATATTTGGCTGAAGAAAAACAGCCGCAAACGGTTATTAGTACGGCTCATGAGCTGTCTTTGGCTGTGTCGCTGTTTACTGATTTGGCCCCGGTTTTGGCTGAAAAGTTTGGGGCTAAATTGAAGCGCAGTTATGGGCGTAATGAGCTGCAGATAGGGCCGCATAAGTGGCTAGTTAGGGCGGCTACGCATAGCGCCGGGCATGGTCAGTCAACGGCTCTGCTGCTGGTTGATGAGTGCTGGGGGGTATCTCAGGACGCTTTAGACGTAGGTTTATTGCCTACGCAAAGGGCGCAACCTAACCCGCTTTGCATAATGCTTAGTACGGCTGGGGTAGAGAGCTCTACGGCAATGCTGAGGTGGCGCGAACAGGGGCTACGCGGCATAGATGAAGGCATAGATACTGGTATTTATTTTGCTGAATTTAGCCCAGACCCGGCTTTAGACCCTATGAGCCCTGAAGCATGGCGTATGGCTAACCCGGCATTAGGTACCACCATTAGCGAAGAAACGTTAATAGCTGAAAGTATGAGCCCTAACCGCGCCGCTTTTCTACGCTCAAGCTGCAACCTTTGGGTTCAGTCTGATGTTGGCTGGCTATCGCCCGGTCAATGGGCAGCAGGCGCAAAAGGCACAATGCCCTTACCGGGTGGCGTACTAGCCGTAGAGGTATCGGTTGACAACGGGCGCTATTGCGCCGTCAGGGTCAACAAAACTGCTGCAAATGAGCTCTGTGCAACCGTTGAATTTATTGCTGACACTATGAGCCAAACGTGGCAACTGCTAGAAGAAGCCGCCAAAGACCCAAAGCTCATTATTGCGGTTACCCCAACCCTTGACGTTAACTGCCCGCTGCACCTTAAACGGCGGCGCGTTATATGGGGTTACCAAGAGGTCACGCGGTATACAGCTGCAGTAAGGCAAATGATAATAGAGGGCCGCATTGAGCATGACGGCTCAAAAATGCTGGCTGAACATATTGGGCGGGCAGTGGCAGCGCGTACCGCTGGCAGTATCGCATTGAGCTCACAGCGCTCTAACGGCCCCATAGAGCTTGCCCGCTGTCTAGTTGCAGCTGTAGGTTTTGCTATTGGTCAACGCTCAACAGCTAAACCAATGATAGTTACCACAGCCCCTAGACGTACTGCCTAAGATAGTTGGCATGGGTTTATTCAAAAAAGACGCAATAGCTGAACCTGCAATTAAAGGCGCTGCAGGCGCTGCCCGTTACCCATTTAGTCAAAACCTTATCGGTAACTTTGTTTACTACACACAAAACCTGCCGCGTGACGCGGCAATGCAAGTGCCCACTATTAGCCGGGCCCGCGATTTAATTTGCTCAATGGTTGGCTGTCTCACGTTTAAGCAATATACGCTTCAATGGAACGGCGAAGAGCTAGAAAGAATTTATATTCCGCCTGATACGTGGTTTCAGCAACCAGACCCCAACGTAACCCGCAACTTTATACTCAGCTGGACTACGGAAGATTTAATTATGCAGGGGCGGGCTTTCTGGGTGGTTACTGAGAGGCTGGGAAATGGCTTTCCCTCTAAATTTACGTGGATACCCGCCGGAGACGTAACGACACTTGACCAAAGTACCGGGCAATGGTTCGGGCCGTCAAAACAAATTTACTTTCAAGGCGTAGAACTTAACCCCAATGACGTAGTGCAATTTCTTAGCCCTATTCAGGGTTTGGTTTATACCGGGATTAAAGCTATAAATACTGCTAACCGCCTGCAAAATGCGGCTGAGCGTTTTGCCTCGCAAACGATACCAGCCGGATATTTGAAGCAAACGGGCGGCGAGCCTATGACCTCGCAAGAATTGGCTGATATGGCTGCAAGTTTTGCGGCTGCACGTGAAGAGCAAACCATAGCTGCATTAAATGAATTCGTTGAATACGTGCCTAACACTGCTAACCCTGATGACTTGCAGCTCACTGACGCCCGTACATTTCAAAGTTTAGAAATGGCGCGCCTTGCAAATATCCCGCCCTTTTTGGTTGGTGCCCCTACTGGTGGCGGCATGAATTATCAGAACAGCGCAGAAAGTAACAAACTGCTTTATTTGTACGGAAGTAAGCCGTATATTGAGTGCATTGAGCAAACGTTAAGCATGAATAACGTTTTGCCCAGAGGCCGATATATAGAGCTAGACGTGAGCACTTACCTTTATGAAAATGATTTGGCAGGTGGGGATAGTGATAACGCTGCTTCGCCGTCCTCACCTGCTACTACTATTGAGCGTGAAAGGGACTAACTACCATGCTTAAGTTTGAAGCCACCCCCATTGTTATTACTGCTGCTGAAGGTGAAGGCAAACGCGAGATTATGGGCCTTGCAGCCCCTTACAACGTGGTTGCAACCGTCAGCTCAGGGGAAAAAGTGAAGTTTTTGCCGGGGTCTTTACCCGTTGACGGCGCTAACCCCAAACTGGTTTTAAATCATGACCTAACGCAAATGGTAGGCGTAGTTACTGAGCGTACTGAAGATGAAAACGGCCTTTATTTTGTGGCAAAATTAAGCAAAACCGCCAAAGCTGATGAAGCCCTAGAGCTGGCTAAAGACGGCGCTTTAGACGCGGTAAGCGTAGGCGCTGAACCTATTACCGCCGCTTACGATGATGACGGCGTGCTAGTTGTTGAAAAAGCCCGCATGGTTGAGTTATCATTAGTTGCGTTAGGCGCATTTCAAGAAGCAAAAATAACTCAGGTAGCAGCGACTGAGCCAACAAAAAAGGATAAAAAACCCATGAGCGAAGTAACCCCAACTGCTGAAGTAACTGAAGCACCAGCCCCAGCGCCAACCGCGCCAATTTGGGCAGCTGAAAAGCGTGAGCGCGAATTTCCTATGCCTTCAGCGGGTGAGTACCTTGCCGCCTTCCATGCTGGCGGCGAACAGTGGGCCAACGTTAACGCGGCGTACAAGCAAAACGTAGAAAAAAAGGCAACCGCAATTCAGGCCGCGCAAAACCTTACTAGCGATACTTTGGGCTTGCTGCCTACGCCCGTTTTGGGTCCCGTTTTTCAGGATATTAACTATTTGCGCCCTTTTGTTAGCGCAGTAGGTGCCCGTGCAATGCCAAACGGACAGGGCAAGAGCTTTATTCGGCCCACCATTAGCCAGCACACAATTACTGACACACAAACGGAAGGCCAAGCTGCAGCTTCGCAGACCATGACCATTGCCGCAAATTCGGTGGTGAGGACTACCGTAGCCGGGCAAATTTTCATTTCCGCGCAGGATATGGATTTTACGGACCCGGCAGCAATGCAAGTTATTCTTCAGGATTTGGCAGGCCAGTACTTGCTAAAGACTGATGACATTGCAGTTGACGCTTGCGTAGCGGGCTCAACTAACTTGGGCCAGTGGGACGGCACCCCAGAGGACTTTATTCTTTTCATGTACGGTGCAGCCCGCGACATTTCAAGCGGTACTAACCTCTTCCCAACTCACTTGGTAATGGGCGTAGATACTTGGGCCAAAGTTGGCTCACTGGTTGACACTGACAAGCGCCCGGTATTCCCGGCTATTGGTGCACCAAACCTTTTGGGCACAAACACAATGGGCGCAGGAGACGTAACCAACTGGACCACCACAAACCCATTGGGCTTGCGTACTATCGTTGACAGCAACGTTGCCGCAAAAACAATGGTGGTATTCCACGCGCCAGCAATGGAAGTCTACGAAAACGTGCGCGGCATTATGAGCGTTGAGGACCCCAACCTTATTGGGCGTACCTTCAGCTACTACGGCTACCTTGCCACGTTTGTTGCGAAGGCTTCATTGCTGCAAAAAATTACTTGGGTCTGATTAGGCAGGGCCATAATAAATGGCAACCTACACAGTCACCCATAAACAGGTATTAGACAATTACGCAGTAATTGCTACCCTGCAACCCAACGAAATAACCGTAGGGCAAACCTTTACCGTTGCAGGTATGGGCGCCCCCTATGACGGCGCGCAGGTAGCTTAC